TAAAGCTGAACTATCTGGATAATTTATATTACTTGCCATTACTTACTATCCGGTACTGTTAATGCCGATTCACTAGAATCTGCATCCATTAATAAAATATTTCTATCAACCAATCTAGGGATTTGTATATAATCCCCATCACTATCCATTAAATCTACTCTAAAAACCTTATTAGCTTCAAGTTTATTACCACTAGAATCTTCAGCATCATCACCAATCTTATACCACATCTGGTCTGCAACTGTACTCATCTTAGCTTGAATCTGTTTTGTACTGTAAACACCAATCTCAACTAAAGCATCATTAATAAGGCTAATTAAATAAGTTTCAGGTACGTTAGGGAAAACCTGACGAATCCGACTTAAAACATTTTTTACATTTAGTTTATGTACAGACATGATTATATTTCTCCAATTATTATATCTACTTTAGCTAAAGTATTTGGATTACTGCTTGCTATCTGCACTTTATCTGCCTCATAATCTTGATTCCTAATTGGTATAATTAAAAAATCACCAATACCCGAAAGACGAGCGATTAAAACAGTATTTTCAAAATATACTTTACAATCAGGAGTTGAAGAACCTGCTTCTTCTTTTATAAAAATAGCTAAGAAATTAAGACCTATACCGGAACTATTAAATATTGTACTATGTTCTAATGATACCCGACTAGTAGTTGTTGTATATTCTTTATAAGATATTAAATTATCACTTGCATCACCTAATTGATATTCAGATGCTCCTCCTAAAACTTTATCAATGGTGCTATATACTATTCTTTTTCTATTGCCATCAACTGATTGAACTTCTTCCATAGGAGCTACTTTACCAGAATACTGAAATGTGGCATAGTCTGCCATTATGAAACTTCTCCTATTAATATATCTACTTTAGCCAATGTAGCAGAACTTGTTGAAATCAATTCTATCAGAGCATCATCTTTATTCATCCCACGCATTGGCATTATTGTAAAGTCACCCACTCCAATAAGCCATACCCAAAATGTTTCAGCATAAGCTTGAAATTTTATTTTGCAATCAGGAGTTCCTGAACCTGCTGCTTCTTTTATTGTTACCATCATCCAATCTATATTCAAATCTTTATTAAATATATCAGCATGACCAAGTTCAACTTCAGCTGCTGTTGTGGTATAACTTTTATATTCAAGAAAACTTGAATCACCACCTAATGTATATTCCCTTGAACCAGCAATACTTTTATCAATACTACTGTGTATCATTCTAGTCTTAGTCCCATCAAGTGCTTCAACTTCTTCTATTGGAGTTGCTTTGCCAGAATATTGAATTGCAAAAGTATCAGCCATTATGATTTCTGTATTCCCTGTACTGCTTGTGCATATTGAGCCTGCAGTACCTGTAATTCTTGGACCATTAATGTATGCTCTTGAGAAAATCTTTGTAGATCACTTGTATATGATTGTACCTGTGCGTTCAATTCGTTGCTATAATTTTGAAGTTCAGCTTGATATTTCTGTAATAACTGAGCATCATCTTGTGATGATAACCTAGCGTTTTCTGTGACTCTTTGTAATTCTGCCTGATACTCTACATTAGAATCATTAAATATATTTAATTGATTCTGCATTGCTTGAGCATAGGCATTTAAATATGTACTAATTTTTTGTATTTGTGCTTGAGCTAATTCTATATCTTCAGAATCTTCTATATAATCAGCAACTAAATCAAACCATCTACTAAAATCGTATTTATCAGTAGCTTCACCAGCAGTAGCAGCTTCGATTGTAGCAGTCAATTCTTCAGTTGCACCGCCAACTTTAGGAGCTGTATATACAGGTGCTGTTGCTAATGTACCTATTTGATTTGCTGATAAACTCGGTACTGAAGGAGTAGAAGGAAATACCAGACCAGTAGGTAAAGATGTTCTTTTATCTGCTAATTGTCTTAGTCTTCCTTTAACTGCAGCTCCTAATAGAATAACAGGTTCTAACTCCTGTGCTACTACGGTCCCACTACTTGCATAACTTCCAAATGAATCTCCAAAAGCTATAGTTGGAAATTTAACTGCAAACACTTGTCCACCAGATGGTTTAACAAATGCTTTATTTTTTAAGATATAACATATTGGACTTTTAGTAGTAGCATAATAGATAGAATTAGAATCTGTATATCTTGCTGTTTTATCAGGCTCAACCTTTGGAGCTTCATAACCATCTTTCTTTGCATAAAGAAATTTAGCATTAGTTAATGTAGCTCCGCTGCCACTATCATCTATTTCTTCAGCCATTACATGAAGAATATCTTTAGGAGCAATATTAACCAGCTCCCTAGCTGTATCTGTACAGAAATCAGAGATAGCAGCCGTATCTCCTACGCTGCCTATTAGATCTTCTACTTTTACTTGATATGTTGCCATAGTTTAGTTCGAGGGGAGACTATTAATCTCCCCCCGAGTTTAGTTACCTGTTAAGCATCAACAGTAGCTTTTGTTGATCCGCTACAATACCAGTTTGTACCATCACAAAGAATATCAATCGTATCATTAATTGCACCAGCATTTAATGTTAAAGATGATACTGTTTCGTGTATGTCTCTACCAGTATTTGTTGCATGATCAGTACCATAACTACCGTGATAGTATATCTTACTTGCACCACCAGATATAACATGTTCACTAGCATCACCAGATATAACTTTAAAGCTAAATCCAGTAAAGGAACTTGATATAGTAGGTAATGTAACAGTAATTGCACTACCAGATAGAATGAAAGCTTTTCCATGATCAGATTGTCCAATAGAAAAACTTGCAGTCTTACTTACGCATGCAGCACTTGAGCCACCTATATAAGGTCTAGCCATAATTAGCCTCCTTAATCTGTAACTTTAAACAGATGATGACTTTCAATCAATGAGATACCAACGCCCTCATCAGAGAAGTATTGATCCTTCACTCCGTCAAAAGCATTATCTGTTTTGATGTTAGTTTGATACATAGGTGAACGATACTGAGCATGAAATAGATTCTCTTCACTTACAACAAGCATGTACTTGTTATAAGGACCACGCAATGCGGGAGTTGGAATCAACTGAAGAATACCGTGAGGTGTCTCAAGTACCTTATAGTTGAAGCCTAGAGAATCGCGTCTCATATCACTCAAGTTAACAGTCCAGCCAGATGATCCAGCCATACCTTCAGAACCAGCCATTTTTGACCAGTATCCTAGTGCACCAGCTCCACAGAAAGCTCTCTTTACTCCAGCTTCAGGAACGTATTGGAAAACTTTTTCCATATCATCCACGAAACTATTATAAGTATAAGTTGCTTCTGAGACGCTGAAGATGTTCTGGTAATCATAAGATCCAGATTCACCATATTTATCCATTGCACTTACTATACCATAAGTAGAGCGGATAATATTTCCAGCGGTATCTATTCTGCCACCATCAGCAAATGTTTCAACAATATCAGCTGACCTGTTGCCAGCGTCATATGCTGAACCACCTAAATCAGTACCACCAACACGAGAACCGAAAAGGAAAGCCTTTTCTTTCTGCATTTTGTGTTCCTGATTCTTCTGTGCACGTAAACGTGCCAGTTCAGATGCTTCACCACGTAACGATGCAGCCAGAAGTGTTCCGGTGATCTGCAGAGGAGTTTTGAATATCTGTGAAGAATTCCAAACTACTTGCAGTTCATCAGACCACGCTTCGGGTGCTGTCATACCTTCACCTTGTGCGTTACCAATTACATGGTAAACATCACTGGTTGTAGGGCTAAAAGCTCCACTTAGAGATACAACTGTCACATGACTTGCATCTGTGACTGTTTTTACTACTACAACACCACGTTTAGTTGTTTCTGCAGAATTCCAACATTCACAAACTAATCCAATCCATGAATCATCACAAGCTGGTAGTCCTGTTATTCCAGTAATACCGTCAATTGCTACTGCTGTATCATCATCTGCTATTGATGTAGCAGAACCTGATCCTGCTGTGAACTTTTGTTTCACCCAAGGATTACGATGCTCGAACATCTTAAAGATTGGGTCTGGCACTTTCCGGGTTTCTCTATTTGAAATTACGGTAGTGAAGGGGGCTACGTCTGTCCAGAGTTCTTTTACAACCTGTGGGCTTACGTAGAAATCCCGTCTATCCGTATAGAGAACACCAGCAGAACCGCCATTGTACATTGACTTTTTTGTTTCAGCCATGTTATTTGTCCTTTATTTTATCGCTTCAAGCCCATCAATCCAGCATTGAATACATCTTCATCATTCATTGGAGCTTCTGTCTTACCAGTCTCTACTGCTGCAGTTCTTGGCATAGCAGATATCTCCCTTTCTCTGATAACTTGATCCTTACGCTGTTGGACTTGAGCGTTTGGTGCATCTTTCATTTGAAACAGTTTTGCTAAATGATCAACAGTAACATTTGCAGGATTACTAGCCCATTGTACAAAATCATTTGCACGGGACTGGTCCCAGCCATAGCTACTAACCGCATGATTATAAGCATTACTGCGTAGTGAATGTGCTTCTTGCTCCAGCATTGCCTGCTGGTATTTTTGAGCATATTCAGTTTCACGGTGCTGCTCTCTCTTTTCAATAAAAGAGATGTAATCATCGTTAAATTGTTCTTTTTGCAGTCTGAATTTAAAAGACGCACTTTCGGGGTCATTATACGCATCAACCTCGTTGTAGCTGACTGGTTTCTCCGGTTTGACGGGTGTCTTCAATGAAGGCTCTTGAGCTTGCTCAATAGGTTGTCCATTGGAGGGAGATTGCTGTGCACCCTGCATAGCTTGCTCACGATAGTAAGCTAGCTCCTGCTGGGTAGCGGACAGTTCGCCCTTTACCTTGTCTGCCTGACTTTGCCAGTATTCAAATCTACTCGGGTCTGCTTTTGCAGATGAAGATTCTTGAGAACTCTCCACACTCTCAGCCTGTTGTTCTCCTACAGGCACTTCGTTGATTGATGGTCCGGTTGTGTCTACCTCAAACAGATTAGTGTTTGTGGCATCTTCACCTGCCGGGACAACTACTCCTTCAACAGGAATCTTTGTGTCCTCTACTCCGTAACCGAACGGATCAGCATCAACTTGTATACTTGCTTCTTGTGCTACTTCAGCCATTTTATTCTCCTTTGCGATTTGTTTTCAGCAACCGCTATTATGATAGACCTACTTTAGTATTGGTAGCTTTTTTCACTTCTTCACGAAGTTTCTTAAGCTCATCTGAGGCTCTTTCCTTATATAGCTGTGTAGCCATTTCGGCTTTTGCCTCAGCCTTTGCCAATTTTTTCTCGAATTCTTTGACCTCAACTCTCTTGCGGTCATGGATTGATTCACGTTGTGCAGTCTGGAGATCGCCCTTAAGCTGTTTAATTTGCTCAGTCTGCTGCTGGACCTGCTGCATTAATTTCTGCATTTGTCCAGCTCTCTCCAAAACGCCTTCCATATCAGCAACATCGGTTTGTTTTAAAACTTCTGTTTGATCGATCAATCCTGATTTATAGAGTTCCATATAGTACTCGAATCTAGCCCATCTATTAGATGGTAAGGTAGACCCAGACACAACAATTATATCATATTTGCCTACCGTGATATCATTTATCTTCTCAATTAGCTGCCCAGATACATCATCATAGATGTTCTGGTTGATCTTTACTTCTAATGGTTTGTTATTCGGCTGTATCAGTCTTATGGTCTTCTCACTCTGATAGACAAACTGAATTAAACCAACAACAGATCTGGCTAATTGATTCAGAGATGCTTCGATATCATCTTTTTTCGAATTAATTCTTCTTTGTCCAAACTCATCCATTGCTATCGTTCCTTTGAACGTCTGGGGTGCTCCACCTACATCACCCTGCATAAAGGTATAAATACCTAATATTCTTTCTATATCCTGCTTGGCATCTGCCTCATTCTTATAAAGCTCATTAGGTAAGGGTACTGGTCCGGCTACAATAGGCTGACCCAGTTCAGGATCGAACTCTATTACAGCCGTACCAGCTTTTGCCCACTCTTCCTCAAGTTGTTTTTTGTTCATGGAGCCACGAGGG